TATCAATTGCTCTGACGACCCCAGATTTGTCTGGATTATGATCCGACTTAGTACGGGAATGCCGACTATCGCCCAACCACCCTTCTGGACTGGCAGTACTGCGATCTGGAAACCATGTATCAATTTGATCTCTTAACTGCACACCAGCTGCACATAGCCATGGTTTCATACACACTCCCCCAAGATTGTGCTATAAACCTAAAGCCCGAAGGTCATCAGTAGTTAAACCTAATGCTGCTAGTTTGGCTTCTGCTGCTGCTTTGGCTTGCGCCTTTGCTTCGGCTTCGGCTGTTTCATCCGCTTGCACTTGCATAATGGCAGCATCTATTTCGGCTTGCGTAGGTGCATCACCTTCTAACACATCCCATTTAATTGTTGAGTAATCATTATTAGTAAATGAAAACTCAGCAGTTGGTCGCAATTTACGAATTGCTAAAACTAAATGATTATTCATTAAGCACCTATCTCCATTAATGTAATGCTACTTCTTGAACTATTTGCTTGATATACAACAGTTGCGCTTCCTGCTGTAGTTGGTGGTGCGCCTTGTAATTTATATGTAATTGATGAAGTAGTTGATGGACTATCAAGATAAACTACAGGGCAAAAACCGCCTATTCTTAAATTGGTACTGACAGCCGCTCTAACAAACATAGCCAAACCACCTGAATCATTTAATGCAAATATATTTGTAGAATCTCTCATCAATCTTAAATAAGATGCTGCTTCTGTGCTATCTCTTGTTGAAAATATGTTTTGACTTGCAAGAATTAATATCTTACTTGTTGCAGAAGTTGGTGTAATTGATGCAGATAATCCTGTATCCGTAAAAGTCGTTGTAGATACTGTTGTTTCTGGGCCACCTGATGCTGTTGTTGCGTTTATTACTTGTAAAACTTTACCACCACCAGCAGGTGTTGCCCACTTGAGCCCAGTCGCTTCCGCACTATCCGCTACGAGTGTGGTGCCATTTGCGCCTACTGCTAGGCGACTATCGGCACTAGAGGTGCGTGTGTAAAGATCACCCTTAGTAGTCAATGGTGAGGCAGTGCCTGGCTGAGTATAATCAAACCAAATAGCAGAACTAGCAGAACTGAAATATAAAAATCCACCATCATATTGAGATACGGCTAAACTACCTGCACTATTTACAGTTGCAGTGCCAGCGGTTATAGTCATTGTGCCAGCACCAATGTTCTGGATTTGTACACTATCGCCTGCACTAAACAGTGATGTATTTACTGTAATTGTTGTGGCGCTTGCGCTGTTCATTTGTATAACAGTGCCAGCATCGGCTGCAACCAATACATAACTTGCGGTCTTTGTACTAGGTGATCCACCACCCATAGCAGTTTGTTGTAATGAAGTCATCTGAGCAGCTGTTAAAACCTGCCCAGTAGTAAAAGTCTGTTTAGCCATTATACTCCTTAGTAACTTAGGACATTATAGTCTAAAGTGCCATAAATGGTATTATCTAGGATAAATGCATCTATAACGGGCTCTAGTGTCGTGAATGTGGTTTTCCAACTATTCGGGGTTATATTCATGGCAACCCCAAAAATCTGTAAAGTCTTGCTAAGTACGCTACCGCCAGGCTGGGTAGTGCTGACTGTAATTGGGTCAAAAAAATCTAGGTTTAGAGCTGCAATTACACCGCTATTGTAGTTAGGCGTGTATAAATCTAGGGTAATGCTTTCCACTCGGATCGAGGTTTCTTGCCTACTGGCCACATAAGCCTGGGCATAATCTAGCGCCACTGCATCGCTTTGCATTAAAAGATTATCTAAAAAGTAACTATGCAAAAAGTATTTATCTATAGATGCTTGATTTAATGCTACCTGTGGGCTACCACCACCAGCTCTGGTGATTGTGGCCTTATTAAATATGAGCACATCGTTTAATATCCATTGTGCATCGACGTAACTTATCCCTGTGCCATCATCATTAAATACTGTAGGTGTGCCGCCAATAGATCCAGCTGTGACTGCTCTATCTTGAAATACAAACGATCCGCTTTCATCTACATATAATGCGCCATACTCTGAATCTGCCACAGTAGTCATAGCCTGTAATGCAGTTCTATTAGTGCCAGGATCTACTTGTAATGTAGTTAAGCCTGTATCTATATCACGCATGGTGGCTGGCCAATCAATTTCATCTAATATCTGAGTAATACGTGTGCCTGATAGATCACCAGCGCTTGCACCTGTAACAGTGCTTATTTGTGCGTTAAAGGCTAATCTAAATGCATCTACAGCTTGTATAGTTGTATAGGCTACATCTTCTGCTTCTTTAGGATAGGTAGTAACGTAACTTGTAATAAAGCCAGAGAATATAGGATAAGTAACGCTGTTATATGTGGCAGTAATTTGCACCTTCTTCATAGGTGTTAAATATGTGTAATAAGGACTAGATGAATTCTGTGGGTTGAAATCGCCATTCTGATCTACTATGCGCAGCGATAATGTGCCAGTTTGAAATTGATCGATTAATGCGTTACGACCTCGTTTAGTTTCAATTCTATTTATTTGATCTGATACATCTACAATAATTGCAGCACTGTCAGCTAATATATTTGTATCTAATATGCCTTGATCTAATATCATGGCTTGGGCAAAGCTCGGGCCAGTGCTAAAGTTTATGAAAGCATTTACTACAGGTACTGCCATTACAAACCGCCAGCGATGCCATAAGATACGCCAGACTTCTGGGCTATCTGTAAACTTTCTGCTATTAATGCTGCGAATCTATCGCCTGTGGCTTGTGTATCTACAGTTATTTTTAACTCAGCCATAGATCTTTCTTCGCCTCGTCTTACAAAGCTAGGATCAAATACACTGCCACCTAATGTGCCTGTAATTCCACCGCCACCACCACCACCACCACGGCCAGTGCTAATTGTGCCAGCACCAGTTAATGAATTTAAGCCAGGTATATCAAATCCTTTTACGCTCATGCTAGTTAAAAATGCAGCTATTTTGGCGTTCATAAGTTTTACAGATTCTAAGGCTTGATCGTAGGTAGCCGCTAATTTTGCAGCTGCTTGTGCTGCGGCTAATTCTGCTAATGCTTTTTTGGCTAACGCTTCGTCATTTTTTTCAATAGCAATAAGCCCTCTAATTCTTGCCTTAGTTTCTTCATCTACCGCTTCACCTAATGCTTTTTGTAATCCAATTAAAGTAACGTTAAATTGTTCAGCAAGTTTATCTACTTCTGTTTTTTTCTTTAATTGATCGTTTTCGGCTTTACGTAATGTAGTGGCACTTTTAATAGCACGTATTTCTAGTGCTCTTTGTTGAGCTGCAATTCTAGTAGCAGTTCTTTCTTGGCCGCCACGATCTTGTTGTGGCATAGCCCCTCGGCCTATTTCTCTAACACCAGGTATAATTGCGCCTAATATCGGTATATTTCTAATATCGAATATATTGCCAACGCCAGGTATATTTGTTAATTCTTTTAATTTACTGCCTATTTTTCCTAAGCCTACAATTACCTCACTGATAACTGTGGCAAAGTTTTCCATACCTTTTGTCAAGCCCTCAATAGTCTTATCATCACTTAATAAAGTTAAAGAATCTAAAATACCTTTACCGATAATTTCTTGGGCATTGGCAGATGCAACAGCTAGTAAATCCATCTTGCCAGCATAAGTGTTTAATCTAGCGGCGGATTGACCTGAAAACTTTTTATTAAGTTCGGCCATGATCTCATTCATGTCGCCAGTCTTTAATAAATTCTTATCTAAACCAGCACCTAATCTGCTAAGGCCTGTAGTGTTGCCAGCATAAGCACGTGATAATGCTGTAGTAACGGCTGTTAATGATTTGCCAGTACCAGCGCTTATATTTAGAGCTGTGTTTAATGCATCTTGGCTTTGTGTAATAGACCCTGTAACAGTTAGTAATTGTTGAAATGCTGGCCTTAATTGGTCATCTAATACGCCTGTAGTTTTTTGTAAATTTGCAATATAAGTTTCTACTGCTGGTGAACTGAATTGATAGCCTGTATTTTTTAATTGTTGTTCTAAAGATTTGGCTGCTGCTTCATCAGCTGCAAATGCCTTAACTGCTGCTTTACCATATCTAGTTAATGCTGTTACTGAGAATGCTGCGGCAAAGGTTTTGGCAAATGATTTTATTTGCTTCTCAAATGTGGCAACTTCTTTTTTACCTTTTTTTAATCCTTTGTTATCAAAGGTGCTAACTGCCGATACAATTAAATTGGCCATTATGCAACCTTTTTTATTTCTGTTTTTCTATTAAATTCTTTGGCTACTGTTTCGATAGCATTAACTACGGCTGGTGTTACTCGGTTTTGTTCCTCAAACCATGCTCGATAAATTAATCTACCTCGCTGTTTGCCCTGACCCTTCATGCTAGATAACATCTCAGCAGCTGAATTAAACTGGGCTGGTGCATCTGGATTTAATGATTTATTACCTCTGGGCTTATTTATGCGACCTGCTGTTTCAAAGATTGCGCCAGATCTAGAATTGTTATACACATAAAATGCAGCTTTAAATCCTTTGTCATTACGTTTATTTTGACCTGCGGAATAAGCAATTTTGCTTCTAGCATCTAAATAATCATAGGGTGGAAATATCTTTACGCCAGGCTTAAAAGTTTCAGTAGATGCTACGCCTTTACCCCAGCCACTTAATACATCGTTTTGTTGTGGCAAATATCCACGTGCTTTGTTTCTTACAATAAGCATGGCTATTTTAATTTCTTTTGCCATCTGTTTATTCAATTCTGGCTCAGCATCTTTCATAGCCTTTTGAAGTTGCTTAACGCCTGTGACGTTTACTGGCATTTTTTAACTCCTTAGCTCTATCGGCAAGTACTTGCATAATTGCCCTAAACATTTCTGTGTCCATATTGATAAACTCGCTAGGCGCTATCCCTGTTTCGATCGATAGGCTGGCTATCGTATAGAGTAAAGAATCACGCCCTACTATTTTTTTTCTTCGTCTAATACCTCGACAGTTTCTAAGCTGTCAATAAACTCAATACCAAATACAGGGACAGTTACATTAGCCCTACGTAAGCACTCATGCGCTAAGAAATAAATCTCAGTCTGCCGTTCGTGGTCACGTAGGACTTTACTAATTCCTGCGCCATACTTTAACTCGAAAGCGTACTCGACACCTGGCGTAATCTTGTGTTCCGATACTTCGCCATTAGCCCTTGTTATCTTTAGCTTTGCCATTACTACTCCTTATGAAGTTGCTACAGCTACTGTGCTGTTGCAGGTAAGTGTAAGGGATTGACTTGATATATCGCCTACTGCGCCGTTCACATTTTGCAGATTGTTAATTAAAACAGATGCTGTGTATGAAGGGTTAGTAGCTGATACGGCAGCAGAAGTCTGCTTAATCACGCATGTTACAGTAGTGCCATAGGCAGAACGTAATGTAGGGATAACTGTTGAAGCAGCATTATCATTTAGGAAATCTAAAGTAATAGTGCTTGCTTCTAATCCTTTAACGAACTTGTGAGAGCTATCGCCCATAGCGGTTATTTCTAGCTCGTCAAATGATTGATTAATGGTTACAGCTGTTACATACGCTGATAAGTCAACGCTATTTAACACAACTGATACGCCATTATTCAAAAATATGGCCATAATTACTCCTTTTCTTTTTCTTTAGTTGGTGCAGGTTTTGGTGCTTCTTCTATTTGGCCTATCTTTTTTAAGAAGGCTAAATTTTCTGCGTCTGTACTCATTTTAACTCCAGCTCGTTAGGATTGATACTGTTATTTCAGATACCAGCAAATCACCACTAGCGGCGTTGACTATAGCAGGTGCTGAAATACTAGATATGTTTAGCACCAAAGATGATGCGTTTAATTTAGTTACTACTGCAACAATGAAATTTTCCATGCCTGCTAGATTGCCTTGATTGTCAAATGCTGGTACAGTCATAAGAATCTTAAAGTTTGCTAATGGTGCAATAGATGTAATGTCATTGTTAGATGGCACGATATAAGGATCGCTAGGTGTAACTACTACGCTGTTAGCCAATAGTGTTGCAGGTGGAAATGCAAAGGTTGACCACACGCCTGCATTGGCTAGGTCTGTCGCTAATGTGCCACGTAATGTAGTTATTGCAGCTGGCATTAGCCGACCAGTGTGTTAGGGCTGCTATAAGGCTGGATGAGACCACGCACTCTGTTTATGAGCTGATAACCCATCCGGTATGGGCTTGCACTGATCCCATCCATACCTACCCCACCAGTCTGGCTGACTTGTCTGGCTTGCCATATATCTACAGCTACGATCATAGCCGCTTCTCTTATAGCTGGGGTCGCACTGTAAGCCTGTGATTTATGCTCTGGGCCTAAAGCCCTTCCGTATGGTTTCACAAAATGAAATGGATCATCGCTAGCTGTTTTAGCGTATTGAATAATTGAATAACCTGTAGGGTAATTGCTAAATTGTAATTGTGTAAATAATGCTGTGCCGATGGTTGCAGGCACTGTTGAGCCAGGAAATGCGCCAGTTAATGTATATGTGCCGTTATAGGTAGCACCAGAGTTGCTAATGGTTACGCTTTGTCCTACTACAAATATGCCAGGATTTGCTAAGACTACAGATGCTACGTTATTGCTAATAGATGTACCAATCACAGGTGCATCGTTATGCCACAAATATCCTTGTATTAAATCCTCTGCAGCTTGGCAGCATTCTTCTACTGTTGCATCAGAATACAAAGACCCAATACCTAAATTACTGCGTAACTCTGCCATTGTTACCATAGCAGCGGCCATGTGTACTCCTTATCTAAAAAGCTCCCCTGAGACTAGGGCTACTAAATCCCAGGGGATTACTACTGACCTAATTTATTAGGTTAGGTTGAAGCGTCTTACTCCACCAGCTACTAATACCTTAGTTGCTAGGTAGCCGTAAATCATTGTCTCAATCTCACCAGATGTAACTACGTTAGTGCTTAGTCGTAGAATTGGTGATTCGTAAACTACTACTGCTGATGGCACAATAATAAATGCTGATTCATCAATAGTTGTGCTTACTACATTTGCATCTACATAAAAATCTAAACCAAGAACGTTGCCACGTAGTGAACGTGTTGCAACTTGTCCTGCTGCGTTCATCGGTTGAATTGCATTGTAGATAGGGCGATCACTAGAATCTTTAGCTCCTAGCAATAAAGACCATTGTGAAGTACCGCCAACATAAGCTGTTGGTAGTTCACCTGTTGCTAAATAAGCTGCTGGTACTTCTGTTGACACGAAAGAAATAATGCCGTTAGAAGTTGCTGCTACTGCTGTAGCTTGTGTGCCTGATGCTGTTAATTCTGCAATTACAGCTGCATCAGTTGCTTTATTGTATGCTTTAGTCATATTTTCTAGCATGGCTTGGAAGAATGCTGGTGATGAACGCTCTAGTAATTCTACTGAGTAGCGTTGCATGCCTGCAAACTTGTTTACAGTTGCATTTACGTATGAAGATACGATACCTGTCTCGGATGGTGCAGCACCTTCGTCAGTGTCTGCTACTGTGCCATTTGTAGTGATTTTAGGATGGCTGATTGTCATTCCGCTTGCTGGAATAGCACGTGTACCGATTGCATCAATAGTTGGGCGTGATCCAATAAGTGTATCTACTACAGTTGGTGAAAAAATTGTAGGAGAAAATGCTGGGTTAGTTGAGAAGCTATCATCTGCTGCTGTAAGCATTTTTGCAGTATTTGCCTCTGCATGTAATACCCACTCATTAGAATCTTGATTACCTAATTTTGCTTTAATGCTGTGCTCTAGGTACTGAGCTTGTGTTTTAATTGGTGAGCGTGGCTCTGTGTAAAAGGATGCACTAATCGTAGGGCGTGCGGCTTCTACTGGAACTGTCTCGACCACTGGTGTTGCTGTTGGCTCGGTGGTGTTGTCCACTTGTGCCTCGCTTTCCGTAGTTGGTTGATTTGTTGCATCCGCTTCGCCTTCGCTAGCGGCAACTTTAGTTACTTGTGCTTCTGTAAATGCTGGTGATTCCACAAGGCTTACTTCTTTTAATTGTGCCTTTGTTACATATATGTAATCTTTTTTATTCTGTGATTTGATTACTTCCACGCCTACAGACATACCAGAGATTAAATCTTCTGCTGCTAGGACTAATGCATCTGACCCTTGCATGCTTGCGCTGATCTTGAAGCTAGCGTAAATGCCATCTTCTGCCTTATTAAACTTTTGCATGCGACCTATTGGCTTATCTGCTTTGTGTTGCATCAGCATCTTAATTTTGCCAGGGTCGCCTATATCTATGCTGTCTTTAGCAAACATAACAGGGCCAGCACTAGTGTTGCCTACTGATTCAAATGGCACTATTTTGCCTGCAATAATTCTGCGCTCTGTATCGGCAGCTTCTACAGCACTACTGAATGTAAGTAGCATCGTTATTCTCATTTCCGTTAGGTGATAGATCTTCCATCTCTTTTGCTTGCTCTACGTCAATTAGTCCTAGCGTAAGCATCTTTTCTATAACTTCTAGTCTGGCTTTGTCGTCTGATCGTAGGAAAGTTTCGCTAATATTAAAACGCACAATATGGCCAGCAGCTGTAATATCGTTCATGCTTAGTCTGTCTTCTATTGCACAAATGTAAGGTTGTAGGGAATAGGCTACAAACTCTTTACGGCCATCAATTATATTTTGGTAAGTCATGCTGTTATTCATATCTGCGCTTATGTAATATGCAGGTACATTCATAGCACGTGCAATTTGTGTTGCTAGATATTGTTGTGCATCGTTATACATCATATCTTTAGGACTGAAGCCGACTGGCTCATAAGATAATGTGCTAGTTAAATACGCTGTGCTTCTATTTTGACGTGCAGACTTCCATGCGGCTAATAATCCTTGTACCTGCGACTCTGGCATATCTGCGCCCGTGTTTTTTAAGAATCCTGTGGCCATAGGTGTTGCAGCAGATACAGCAGCAGCTTTTTCTAAATCTAATGCAGCTTGTATTGTGCGACCTGCTGTTTGTAATACGCCTTGTGTTAATCCTTGGAATGTAACAAGTGACCCAACGCCAACCATAGGTACTTTTTCTTGGTCTATCATGTAATAAAGTATTTCTGTACCTTTAGCATTTGTTTGTGCAGTTACTCTAGTGTTTGCTACCCATTCAAATCGTGCAGGGCGCAAGTCATCGGCATACACTTCTGTAATGCGCCAAAATGCTTGGCCATAGAATATAAGTGAGTCAACAGTTGCAGCGATTGTGACGGATCGTGGTTGACGTATATCTGGTTGCTCACACCATAACGGACTGGCTAACTGTGCGCCTGTAGATTTTTTATACAGCTCTAATGGTAAATATCCAATTACACCTTTAACTAAATTAGCGCATCTATTTACAGCTGGTACTTGTACAGCTAATGCACGATCTATAGGGCCGTAGCCAAATGGTGTACCTATGCTGTTAAATCCGTAAGAATCTAACATAACGGCAGGGGCGTATTGCGCTTGGACAGTTTCAGTTTTTTTGGTTATACCCAAAGCAGACAATAGACCCATATGTATACTTTATACCATAAATCGGACTATTGGTGCAAGTTACACAAAGATTTGCGCAGTTTGTTGCGGTTTCGTTAATTGAGATACAACCATAGCAAGGCTTATTGCAGCTGTAACATCGCCAGCCGATTTACGCCTAATAATGCGCCAGCCTGCATCGTTAGTTTTAGCAGCACAGTTATTTAGGTGCTGTACTAGCTCTGCCTGTCCGCTATGCAATAATCTATTATTAGCCAGGGCATCTGATAAGTCGCTACATGCTTGGTAGAACGCTTGGCCGCTTACATCTAACATACGCCAGCCGCTTAATTCTAATTTTGTTGCTAGAGACTGCGTAGCATATTTGTCATAGCAAATTATGTGCGGATGATATTTTTTTGCCCATTCGTTTATATCACTAGCCATCGTAATTTCATCTATTGCTACTTCACTTGACCATAACTGCATAAGGCCTACTACTACTTTGCCATCTTTAACTTGACCTGCTACCAACGCACCTGATCTGCGTGTAGGTGCAATATCAAAGGCCATTATAGTCATCGGGCCGACAGGTATCTCTAGTGTGCTATCACTGCATGCTTCTATACTGCCATACACCCAGGGGCTGACAGCGCTATCTATCCACTGACATAACATTTCAGTACGTGTAGCTTCTACGCTATTTGTGCTAACAGATTCTTCTAATGTCTGCTCTGTGATTAAACTGCCTAAAGCTGGATTAGCCATCGCCCATGCCTTGCGATCATTTATCTTACAATGCTGTGGTGCGCTATATTCGTAATAACCTAGATTATCTGGCGGGTACGACAAACAGCGTTCTTTTAATTCGTTAAGTACAGTGCTAAAGCCATCACCGGCATTACTTGTCATTAAAGTCATAGCATTAGGTCTGGCACGTGTTACAGGTAATGCAGCTGTAAAGGCTTCTTCTGTCCATTCACGTAATTCGTCTATGTATAGAAAATCTGCTGTCTTACCACGTGGCGCATCTCTAGTTGCAGCTGCTATCTCATAGCGAGCTCCATTCTTTAGTGTTATAGATTCTTGACCATTAGCCAGCCTTACTTGTCTAACCTGCTCTGCTAGAAATTTATTATCGTCAATAGTCCAGGCAACCTGCCTAAATGTATCTAACGCCATATTTCTATTAGACGACATACCTAAAACGTTTTTAGATTCCCATAAAAACAAATGTGCCAAAATCAGCATACGTGCAAGGTGTGTTTTACCATTCTGACGAGCTACTAGACATAATGCTGTTTTTTTACGCCAGTTATTATTGTCATCTACAGTTAGTAGGTCATCTAGCACCCAGCGTTGCCAAGCAATAAGCGGCATGCCTATTTTTTCGGCTAGATCAGCTACTTCTTGCGCTCTACTTCTGCCTTTTAGTAAAGGCGTGTGGATTCTAGGCTCAGTGCTGCCAATTAGGCTGACCCCTCGTTTAATCGGGATAACTTCTGCATCAATCTGCATCGAAATCCAACGTATCTGGTTTAGAAAAAGGTGAGTCCGGAACGACCTGGACTGTCTTGGAGAGAGAAGGTTTGAAAAAGACAGGGGGGGTCGCCTTCCGCCCTAAAAAAACGCCCTGATTACGCGATCCCTTCGAGCTGTTACAACTTTGGCAACAAGCGACTGCGTTCTCGAAACTAACCACTAGATCAGGCGCTTTGCTAATTGGAATGATGTGATCGACTGTAGTTGCTGGTTGCTGGCAATAGAAGCATGACCATTGATCCCTTGCTAATACCTTTAAGCGAAAGGCTTTATAGTCTCTACTTAATCTAGGATCACCACGCTTAGCCATTTAATAACTCATAACATGGCTCACAATACTCAGTCTCACCATCAGGCATGAGCAATATCTTGGTTACATCTGTGGATGTATAACCACATTTATCACACCACCATTGTCTATCCATTACTGCCATCCATATCTCTTAAGATGATGTAACGCTAAACAGTAATTAGGTTCATCGTATTGAGTAACACCATAACGCTTAGCAACATAATACCAATAAGCCCAGAATTGGTAATCATAAGGCTTGCCTTTAATAACATTACTCTTTAATTGGTAATAACCATAAGTCTGGCTAGTACCGGCATGATTACCAACAGCGTTGATATTCCAACGACTTTCTCTATAGATAATCTGATTATGGCAATGGTATTGCTTATCAGTTAATTGGTAATCAGCTAGTGATTTGATGCTTTTAGTTGGCATGTTTTGAGCCTCTGATGTCTGAGGACTCATCAGACATAGAGATCCCACTAACACTCCAGCAACCCCCCGCGCTATGCCCTTACGGGCGCGGGTTGAGCCCTCGATGGGCTCTTGCCTAGAGTGTAGCGTACGAGTCAAGCATGTGGATAAAGTGGGCGTGTCGTGAGCGTTAAATGAAGGAATGTACATTAGTTATCCACAGGTGTTGATAAGTTATTTATCTGTGGAGTAGAAGCCAGAGCCTTTAAACTGGATGCCAAAGCTGCTGTATATTTTGCGCATAGGTTCATGGCAGAACCCACATTCAACATCGTGTGGTTCATTGATCTTTAACTCCTTCTCATAGCGAAGGTTGGCTTCGCATAGATCGTTAGTGCATTCCAACTCATAGATCGGCATTAAGGTTCAATCCCATGAACTGACTCCAAGTGTTTAAGCATCATCCGGCTAACTTCTTTTTGCCCAAGAAAGCCATATGCACTTAATAGCGAATAACCGCAGAAGCAAGTATGCGCAGCTTTTGGTAGCACGTTTCGTTCATCTCCTGCTTGTGGCATTTACTGATCCTCTCTACAGTATTTGCAACGCTCACCTAGTGCATATATGCCACAGTCTAAGCATCGGGTTATGTCTTTATCCTCGATCTTATCTTTTCGATCTTTGTAGCCCGCATCAAGGAGAAGCTGCACCAGATCGCCAAGACGTAACATCGCCACATAATCTGACGGTGTCTCACCCTGCCCGTTGAGTCTAAAAGTGGCAAACCCCAATAAGCCACTCTCGGAAGTACGACTCTCGATCTGGCGCAGCGTTCCTTTTATGTCGAGTCCTGTGCGCGCTTTAACCTCGCAGTCGAACGGGACATTGAGTATGTCGCGCCCATTACCTCGACCTATTGAAGCCCCATCCCACCAGAGCCTCAAATAATCAGCAACCACACGCTCGGTGCGGAAGCCTCGATGTTTTCTACTTTGAGACATTTACCGCATGGCACTTCTTGCATGACCAAGTGAGGATCGTGCCGGCAATGTAGAACGCTAATTCCTCGCGTGGAACTGGCTCATTGCAAAGGTGGCAGATAATTCTTACCTGCAACGCGTTTAATAATTCTTGGTGTTTAGCCTTCTCAGCTAGTTCACTATCGGTTGGAAAGTTTTCCCACTCACCATCTTGGTTCATAAATTGAAGTCCACTCATTGACCTTCACGCACCTTCCATGTTCCATCTGGCGCTAAGTTGTACCAAAGGACATCTTTACATGCGAAGCAGCTAAAGTTAGCCCACGGTTTATTAGTCTTACTGCTTACGCCAGTCTTCCAACTCATTGGCTTATGGTCATGGCAGTTGCGACATAACGGAATGTCTTTGTCGATCTTGACTCCGCCTAATACTTCTTTGACTAGATCGACTGCCTCAGCGGCCGTTGGTGGCTCTGAAACCGCTTTAGTTGACCAAGGGTCATCTTCGACCGGCATCGTGATCTTATCTGCCAGCTTCTCTGCAAAAGTGTTAGGTAAAGGCTTATCTAACTTAGCCTTTACTTTAGCCATCTCTTCGGCTGAGGGTCTTGGCTTACCTTCGCTATGCTTTGAGATACCGCCTGTGTGCAACGCTCGGCCGATCGCAGAACTCTCCGCATTTTCGCATGCGCTAGTAGCATTAACGCCTCGACCACTAACAGTCTCCTCAGCGAACCCCGTGGCAAACGGTAGTGCATCAGCGAAAGTCTTATATACGCTTGCTTTAAAAATATATCTATCATCTTTGTATGCCACCAGTTCTGTGATAATTGCGCCGTCTGGATACTTGACCCAGAACTTTTCAAGCCTCTGGTCAACCGTCTCATACATCGAAAGATCGAACATTAGTTATCTCCTATGCTAATCGTAAAGCTGTATTTATATACGCTCAGATTTATAACCAAGATTTTCCAGTCTGTCTGGTAGCCAATATGAAAACTCAGGGCGATCTCTTTATCATGCTTTATAAAATCAAACATAGAGTTCATTCTCCTCTGTGTGAAGTTGTCCGGCAATGGCTAGGTAAGCAGTCGCATCGACATAAGTATCGACCTTGGCCGACTCCATGCTTCGGGCTATTTTGACGAGTGCCATGCACGTTGCGACCTGATAATCAGTAATTGGCATCTCCAGATAACTCGACCAGAGGGCAGCCGTTCTTGCCATATTGTCTGACGGATGACCGTAGTCGAGACCTCGGTCTTGAATAGTTGCTCTTGCTTCGTTAAGGAAGTCACGCGCCATCATGCTCTCACCTTGGCAAGCTGCTCGTATTGTTTGCGGACTGCTTTGCGACCTACTAGATAGCCGTCACGGTGTCCAATTTTGTACCCCATAAAGAACATGAGGAAAGCGATACCGCATATGATTAACTGCAATGTACTCATTTTACTGCCCTTCTACTGCGCCCTTCGCAGCTTCTTGGGTTAAGTGTTGCATAAATATCTGACTATCTGACGGTGTGTTGATAACGAAACGGTAACAATTCTCCATCATCCATCGCATCATCGATCGTCCGGCGGATGTCGTTATCTAGATCGTCCATAGACTTTGCCTTCGACTATAAAGGTTCCATCCTTTTCAATGTGGATGATCGAGACTGAAACCTTATTTCCGTGCTGGTACATAATCGCGAAGGCTTGCTGCCAATTAGCCGTTCCCTTGGTATATGCGGCCTTTTTAAAGTCCATGAGATTACCAACCTCAACTCCAGTTAAAACA